CTGTCTTTGTTAGGTCAGGAGCAAATGGCGGTGGTGGAAGCAAGGAAGTAGAGTATCAGATACTTCCTGTAGATTTATTTAAGTATGGAAAGATTTTTGTCATGTACTACATGAAGCCTCCAAAGGTTTCTAATATAAGCACAAGAGAGCCTGAGATTTCAAGCGTGGCACATGAGGCATTAGTTTATTTTGCGGTAAGTGAATTACTAGCATCAGATGGAGATATGAATAGAAGTAACGCTATGTATCAAAGAGCAATGGATATCATCTCAAATCTAAATGCAAAAGTTTCAAACATGGATGTAACCAAAAAGCAGAGTCAGATATGAAGTGGACAGAATTAGTTGATAGAGTTGTTTTACAGTTTGGTACTAATCCTCATAATAAAGCATTAGCTAGAAAGTTTTTAGAAGAGGCTGAAAGAGATTTAGCCTTTCATACAAAGTGCCTAGTCAGGGATAAATCAATCGTGGTTAATGAAGAAGATAATTTCTTTGAGTTACCTAATGATTTCTTAGAGCTAAAGTCTGCGGTTCTTTATGATGAAAAGACTTTAGAGCCTTACAGGAATCAGATACCTAGGATTAAGTTTGATGGGACTAATGTAAAAGGCACACCCCAATACTACACGCTGACCTCCAATCAGATTATATTAGTCCCACACCCTGAAAGTGAGGGTTTAGTAAACTTTCAATATATAGCTCAACCTGTTAATACTGAAAAGGGCGAGGAGTATATCAAGCTTAATTATAAAGACCTTGATAATGGATTTTTTCAAACGGGAGATAAGGTAAAGGGAGCTACTAGTAATGCTACAGGAATAGTCCACAGGGATGTAAACGATCTTAAATCGGGTACTTTAATACTTAAAGACTATACAGTTGTAGAGGGTCAATTAAATAATCAGTTCACTCAGAATGAAACATTGTTTGTTCTAGACGATGCATATCAACTAGCTCAAGTTTCAGGAAACTATACTTTTGCTCAGTTAACTGCAAATTGGGATACATTTGGTTTATCAGCAAGAGCTACCGCATCAAGTGTAAAAGTAGATTGGAATGATGATGATGTACTTGAACCTGAGATACCTCCTATATATCATCTTTACTTAGTTGATTATGCTAAAAGCACGATAGCTGAGAATGAAAAAGAGTTTGAATTAGCTGATAGATATATGGCTAGATATCAACAAAACAGAGAGCTAGTCAGAAGTCAGATAAGTGGCAAAGGTACAGGCTCAGGAACAATGACAGTTGCAGATATGAGCGTGAGAGATGCTTACTTATGAGTTTAATAAAAGTTCCAATTTTTTCAGGATTAGTTACTAATAATGACCCTGAAGACCTCCGTGCGGATTTAACTCCTGATACGCAAAACTTTGATATTAGCCAATCGGGTGTTCTTAAACGTAGAGATGCGTCTCAATTGGTATCCCAAGAAGATGACAGAGGTGTAAATAGTGCCTATCTTTGGTCAAATAATAAACTACCAAATGAATATGAATGGATTGCTTATTGTAAACAAAGGGGTATCATTTATAGAAAATCTTACTTGTGGGTCAGTATACCGACAGATAGTTATGATGGACTTATGGCTCAGTTCGACTCTTCTCATGCTCCACAGGTTAATACGAACGAGCCTTTCTCTACATATCTAAAGATATTACCTGACCCACTTCCTGATTCTGTAACATTTACCGCTATAGGTAATTTGCTATTTGTGAATACAGGAGCGACTCATTCTCCATATATTATATATAGAAAGAAAGATGAAAAGCATTTCGGAGAGTTAATTACTGTTGATGATGCTACATATATAGAACCTTATTTCAGGGATTACCCAAAAACTTTTACCACTTCTGTTGCTACTAATACAACAGGAGGTACATTAGCTAATGGAGTTTATCAATATAATGTAGCTCCTATATATGATGGTGTTAATGAATACCCATTAAGCACAGATAACATTTCGTCTATTACGTTGGCTAATAGTAGCAATCAGAGAAACGTGTTGACTATTGGGTTAAATAAGAATGAATACTTTCGATCGTTAACGGGACTAAATGTATATCGCAGTTATGCGGAGAATGGAACTGCAACCCCTACTTCATTTAGAAGAATTAAAAGAATTAATATTAATGGAAAGGTAGGTACTAACGACCAAGTGGTTTCTGTTAGTAACGCTAAGACAAGCAAGTATATTACTTATTCAACTAATGGATTTCCAACGGAGGCAGAATTAGAGGCTAGGTGGAATAGTGCGTTTGATTCAACTTGGTCATCATTAAATAATATTTTTTACGGACTACATAAGACCATAACTGAAGAAGAATATAATACTCTTCAAAGTGGAGACTCATCTAGTGTATTGACATACACAGACCCTGATACAAAAATAGTGTACTATGCTGATTTAGCTAGTACCGATTTTTATAGCTCAAAGAGACAGAATGGAAGTGATATAAGTAATTTTACTGTAGTAGGAGAATGGGATGATTATTTCTTAGATAGTAATAATCGTATGCTAAGTAACCCTGTTACTGAAGCCTATTCAGAAAACCATGAAGACAAGAATTTCTTTGAGGCTAGTGGAGATACTGTTCTCCTTAAAGTTGTTCAAGTTATAGGTGGAGTACAAGGGGCTAGTTTAATATATCCTATAACGGGTTGCTTTATGGGTTCAGATAAGATTTATTCTCCAAGCGTAGATGCTTTTTCATTGAATAATAATTATTCAGGCATTGATTTAGATATTAATTACACAGATAATAATGGCTCATCTCAAACTGCAAATGAACAAATATTAATACATGATGCAAGATGCATTCAGGTTGCAATCCCAACAGGAGGTTTATCAGCCGATATGAATGCGATGTCTTATCGGGATGCGGGTAATGGTAACAACTCTTCAACAAATGCTATAGCACCTAGGGACGTATCATTTTCTACAATCAATAATTTATCTTATGCAGTTAGTAATAATGCTATAACTATCACTTATCAGGACAAGGGCGATTCTACGGGTAGTTTGCCATTAGTAGCTATGGGGTCTAATATAGATTTAGAATGGAAACATAGTATTCCTCATGGTGGTAGAATGTTTGTTGCCAATGTCTTACTAGACCCTAAAGATGCTAGAGAAGAGCATGGCGATATGATATGTTTTTCTGAGGTAGGTCAACCCGCGATCATACCAATAGTAAACTTCATACAGATAAAAGACCCTCAGGGTGGAGATATTACGGGTATGCAAAGCTTAGGGGATAGCTTAGTTGTCCTTATGGAAAATGGAACGTATAGATTAAAAGTACCAAGCGTTGACCCTAGGACATATTCTATTATGGAATCTCACGAGCAAATAGGATGTATAGCTAGTGATTCAGTTGTTAAAGTTGAAGACGTTATATATTTCTGTGGACGTGGTAATATTTATAAGATAGATGGTTCATTCTTAATTGATGAAATAGGCGACCCGATACTTGATACATATTTAAAGGTAGATAGTAAAGATAAGTCTATCGCAAGGTTTGACCCGATAAAAGAAGTTATAGTATTTAGATTGGGTACTACACAAAAGATTTTATATGAATATAATATTAGGTCGGGACTATGGAATAAGATTAAAACCTATGGTAGCGTTAGCCATATTGAGCAAGGCTATAATGGAGACCTATATTATTTTGACAATACCCAATTAACTGTTACTAGGGAAGATGGTGCAAACTTAGCAGAAGAATCTGATGTAACTATTGATGAAACCACAGACCTAGGAGAATCCTCTACTACTTTTATTGCTACAGATACTTTAGCAAACAACTTAGCTGATGATGCTGAAACTTGGGGAAATGATAATCAAGGTGGATATGGACAGATAAATAGCGGATATTACTTTTTAGATAAGTCTGATATTGGTGGTTCAAATAATGGTTATTGGGTAAACCAAGAGTATGTACCAATGCGTATAGTCTCTGATAATATTTTGAAATCAGATGGCTCAAGGGTAGTTGTTGGAGAGCTCTTAATTTTAGAGAGAGCGGGACTCGATGATGGGGAGTACAAATGGATTGATATATATGACGCGGATGGCAACACAACAAGTCTGAATTTTCCATCAATGAGAAAAGTATTTATAGAAATACCCTTTGCTCAAATGGGGGAACTTAAACTAGAAAATGATGCATACTATCAGGTAGGAGACTTCGAATCATGGGCAGACGCTTATGGTAATATAAATACTAGCGATAGCAAGATCGTAATATTTAGAGCAAACACATCTACTACACAAGCAAAGCAAGTTACTTCTGATGCATTGAATAGTTATGATGTATCATACTATATAAGGTATGATGATATCTTAGCCATGAGAAGATGGACAGATATATATAGTGATACTCCTAGCGAAGAAAGCGGTTCAGATGGTATATATGTAGGTGGCACAGATTCATTTAGTACTCCATTAATTACCGCAGTAAATACTAGTACGGATGTCACAAGTGATGGTTCTAACATACATATACCATATTGGGGAAAGATTCATACCCCAAGTAATGCACAGATAGCGTCTCTTTGGGATACTTCTGCCTCAGGGAATCCAACCAAGAGAGCGGGAGAATACTTGGGGATAATGCATCACACTAGAGAAGATAGTGTTAGACCTTATACTATGGAATACCAAGTATGGGCAATCTACTATCCTGATGGTAATGATGGCGGTCATAGTACAGGGACATGGAGACCTCTCAAGGATTCTGCCAACGTCTATAGTAATTCGCCATCATATACATATTTTTATAGAGTACTTAAAAAAGGTGGTGTAGTTATAAACGGGGAGTTAGCTAATGGTGGAACGCAGTTAAGTACATTAACATATCCCGCTTACAATCCACTCTCTTCTAACGCTATAATGTTAAGAGAGATACCGATATCAGATTTAGACGACGTAATATTTTATACAGGCAATATCTTACCAACAAGAGGATACTCAGAATACACGGAACAATAATATGGCACTAGGCGACGATATAACCAACGCAACGATGAA